ATGGCGCACGACGCCAACGAAAAGCCCGCGGAGGCCGTTACGGCCGCCGTGGAAGCCCCGGCGACCGTCGCCGTGGAAGCCCCCGCCAGCGTTCCCGCGGTTGTCGCGGAATCGCAGTCGCCGGAACTTCTTGCGACCATCGAAACCCTCAACAAGAAAATCGACACGATGGAAAAGTTGATTGCTACGCGAGATTCTCGCGCGCCCGCTATTCACGTTGCGGAGCCGGCGACCGGCGGCAAGGTGATCGAAGCCGCGCTGTGTATGCAGGGCGGTTTGTCAAAGCCGGAAAAGTTTTTTGACGAGCGCACGGTGGAGGCTGCCGCGAAGCAGCAGCGTAGCGTCTCGCTCGGTGAGGTTTTCGTGGAGGCTGCCCGCGCCAACGGCTACAACGGTTCGTCGCGGATTTCCGCTACCAATCTGCCGATGGTGATTCGCGCCGCGTTCGCTACTCACGCGATTAGCGATATTCTTTCGAACGTCGCAAATAAGTTTCTTCTTTCGGGTTTCAACGCGGTGGAGCGAACTTGGGATCAGGTTGCCGCTATCCGTAGCGTCAACGATTTCAAGTCGATCAGTCTCTACCGGCTGAATGGATCGTTTAAGTTTGCCAAGGTCGGCAATGGCGGGCAGATGCAGTCGGCAGACGCTAGCGATTCGAAGCGAAGCGTTAACGCTGACACCTACGGCATCACTTCCAACGTGACCCGGCAGGATATGGTTAACGACGATTTGAACGCGCTCACCGCGCTGCCGCAGCGCATTGGACGCGGGGCTGCCCTTAGTCTGGCAGAGCAGATTTGGCAGGAGTTCCAGAGCAATAACGCTACCTATTATTCGAAGGCTACCGCCGCCGCCGGTAACGCGCTTACTCTGGCTTCGCTTAAGACTGCCGCCACGGCCTATCGGAAGTTGACCGATCCAGATGGTAACCCGCTTGGGATTTCGCCTAGCGTGTTGCTGGTTCCGCCGGAGTTGGAACTGACTGCGGCCGAACTTATGGGTTCGTCGCTTCTGATCAGCGGCAACACGACGGCGCAGGGGAATGCGAATGTTCTCGCCGGCCGGTATCGCGTGGTTTCGTCCGCGTATCTGTCGAGTGCTTCAACGTGGTGGCTGTGCTCGGATGCTGCCGATCTGGCCGCGATGGACGTTGTATTCCTCAACGGTCAGCAGACGCCAACGATCGAACAGGTCGAACCCGCGCCGGATACGCTTGGCGTTACCCTCCGCGGCTACATGGATTTCGGTTGTGCCAAGGGCGAAAGCCTCGCGGCCTACCGCATGGCGACCGCTTGACCCTAGCCGCGTAAACCGTAGCCGGTCGGCGGCAGGCGATGCCGCCGGCCGGCATGACGATCCACAAACCCCCAGTTTTTCGAAAGGTTCAAAATGGCTTCTTTTAAGCAGCAGCCCGGAACGTGGCCGTATACCCCCAGTTCCGCCGTCGCCGCTGGTGACGTTGTGGTTTTGACTGACGGCATCGCCGTGGCTTCGCGGCCGATCGCCGCCAACACGCTTGGCGCCGTCAACGTTGAAGGCGTGTTTACGTTCCCGAAGGCCGCCGAAGCGCTCACGCTCGGGGCCGTCGTTTATTGGAACACGACTAACAGCAACATTACGGCAACCAGCGCCGGCGGCAAGCGCGCCGGCAAGGTCGCCACCGCTGCCGTTTCGGGTGATGCGACGGTTTGGGTTGATCTGAATCGCGGTTGACGATCCCCGGCCGCTAGCCCCCGCCGCCCGCGCAAACCGCAGCGCGTGGCGGCGGGGCGCATTTTCTTTAAAGGTGGCCAATGGACGCACTACGAACAGGGGCCGCGTGGTTAGCCGGCCAGTTGCGCGCGAGCGCGTCTAGTCGCGTGATCTACCGCCGCGGCGCGGCATCGGCCACGGTGCTAGCGACCGCGGGGCAATCCATGTTCGAAAGCGCCGATTCGAATGGGGTGCTAGAGCAATGGCAGAGCCGCGATTTCATTTTTAGCGCTGGGGATTTTCCCCACGCGGAGCCGCTTCGCGGGGACAAAATCCTAGAAATGATCGGCGGGGTCGCAAACGTTTTCGAAGTTTCAAGCCCGCGAGGGGTTCCGCTGTACCGATACGGCGACGCTTTCCGCTCCACGATCCGCGTACACGCTACGCGAGTGGGAATAGACGCAACTGTAACCGCAATCTAGCCGGGGGAGCCGATGCCGTTTTATTCGCTTTCATCGTCTGGCGGGCTTGTCGAGGCCGCCACGTTCGCGGCGCTGCCGGCCACCGGCGCGACGGGGACGCTGTACGTTGTGACGGCGACAAACACGCTCTACCGCTGGAGCGGTTCGGCGTATGTTGAGGTTTCCGCCAGCCCCGCGGAGATTGTCGAGGGGGCGAACCTCGCCGCGTTCCCGGCCACCGGGGCCGCCGGGAAAATCTACGTTGCCCTCGACACGGGGAAAACCTACCGCTGGGGCGGTTCGTCCTATGTTGAGGTGAGCGGCAGCGATTGGGCCACGATCAGCAACAAGCCTTCCACGTTCGCGCCTAGCGCCCACGCGGCTAGCCACGCATCGGGCGGCGGCGATGCCGTTACGCTGGCAGTCTCGCAAGTAACGGGCCTACAAACGGCTCTAGATGGCAAGGCTTCCTCTACGGATTCGCGGCTATCGGACTCGCGCACGCCAACTAGCCACGCGGCCAGCCATGCCGCGGCCGGCGCTGACCCGATTACGGTCGGCACTGTCTCGGGGCGAATCGTTACCACAACGACGGGCGGGAAACTTGCGGCGGCGTCCGCGATCCAGATGACGCAGGTGGCGAACGACACGGGCGTGTCGCTGTCCTCGCTAAATCAGATGGTTGCCGACGTCGCATCATATGGCAACCCGTATACGATCAGCGGATTGGGCGCTATGCAGCCTGTGGCGCACGTTCACGCCGCGGCAGATATCACGAGCGGAACGCTCGCGACCGCTCGGCTCGGCAGCGGAACGGCATCCGCATCGACATACCTTCGCGGCGATCAATCGTGGGCATCGATTTCGACCTACACGCTGCCGGCCGCGACAACCTCGACGCTCGGAGGCGTGATTGTCGGAGGCGGGTTGTCGGTTTCATCTGGAACAGTCTCGGCAAACGTGGCTAGCGTGGCTGGCCGAACAGGCACAGTGACGATCGCCCATTCTGATGTTGGCAACGCGCCCGAAACGCTGACGCAGTTCACGGCAGCGCAAAACAACCTATCGCTAGGAACCGGCGGCATTGTCCGAATATCGTCTAGCGCTGCCGTCAATATCACGGGCTTTGCTGCAACGAGCGGTGGCGATGCCCGGATGCTTTCCAACGTGGGATCGTTCGCTATCACGCTGAAACACTCCGACGCCGCTTCAACGGCTGCAAACAGAATCCTATGCGTTGGAAACGCTGATGTTGTGATCGCTGCCGGCGGAAGCGCAGTTGTCTACTACGATGCCACCGATTCGCGGTGGAGGGTCGGCTAATGCTGCCGATGCTTCTAAAGCCGCGGGCCGTAGCATCCGCATCCGCGCCGGCATACTCCGCGCAGGGCTACACGCGGCTTTGGTGCGTGACATCAAAGGCAGGAACAGTCTCAGGGAACGTCGCCTCAGATACCGGATTGTATGCCGTCAAGTGGTGGGACGGATCGACAGAAACGATTAACAGCGGGGGCACTTTTACCAAGTCAGGAAGCGGTAATCGGGCGTTCGAAGTTTACCCGGCCGCGCTGCAATCGCCAGCGGTGGTAGGGGGCGGCATAACCCTGCGCGGCCCCGCGCAGATTAGTTCCGCGCAGTCTATGTTCGGATCATCCTCCGCTTTTTTTAATGGCAGCGGCGCGTATGCCGCGGGAACCTTGTCGTTCAACTGGTCTTCTGATTGGACTGTCGAGTTATGGATGCGTCGAACTGGGGCGGGGTTCGGCCAAGTGTCAACGATATTCCAGGCGGGTGACATACAGGGCGGTCGCGGTGGCGTGCATCTCTACACCACCTCCAGCGGGACGTTCGTTTTCAAT